CACATCCGCAAGCTGAGCGATGTCGTCCCCCCTAAGTCCAGATCTGAACACAGACAAGCCACGGTCGCGGTGACACTCGACCAGGATGCACAGCACATCACCACGCAGGGTGGAGGACTCTGCATCAGATGGCTGGGTGACATCAGCGTCTGCGATCAAAAGACCACCCGTCAGATTGTTCATGGATCTGCCTGCCTTTGTTTGTGGGCTTCTTGGTTTTCTGGTCATTTGGTTTTTGTGTTGATCCGGCCAGATCATCTGCAGGGCCAGATGCTGCAAGCATCGCGGCCACCCTGTCCCAGTCGGCCTGGCGGTAGCGGTGCAGGCGAAGCTCAGGGTGATGTGCGGCCGCGAAGGCATACACCCATGTGTCAAGCGGCTCGTTGCGCGCGCCGCGGCGCTTCACGAAGCGGTTCTTCGCGGGGTCGAAGGTCTCGCTGACCAGACCGGCGAAGTACTCCCGCGGCAGCTCATCACTGAAGTGACACTGGCGCTGCTCGCCCACCCTGTCCGCGTCCACTGACAGGCGGCTGTACAGCCAGTGCTTGGCGGCCACCGTGCCCACCTGGTAGATGGTCACGCCGCGCTTGTCTACCTGGCCTCGCCAGTTCACGTCCTGCAGCTTGCCCTTGCCAAGTACCGGGGCGTTGTTCGGCACCGCGCCGAACACGGCCATGGGCCGGCGCACCAGGCGCTTGCGCACGTAGCTCTTGACCGCCTCGCCACGGTGCCCGCCGATGTCATTCGCATAGGCGTCCACGCGCAGCGTGCCGCCAAGTTCGTGCTCGATCGGTCGGTTGAGCAGCTCGGTCAGCGAGTCCCACACCGCATCGTCCGCGGGGTCGCCAGGCAGCTCGACGTAGTCCAGCACCCAGAACGACAGGCCCACGCCCCAGCCGACGATCTGCACCGCCAGGCGGTCGTCCTGCGTGTCAACACCGGCCGTGACGGCCAGCACACCCGCCGGCGCGCGACGCAGCGGGTACGGCTCGGCGCGGTCGGCGATGGCGTTGTGCTTGACGCTTCGCATCGCCGGGTCTTCCCAGGTCTCTGCCAGCCGGTCGTTGACGAAGGTCTTGAGCTTGGCATGGTCCCCCTGGGCGTCCAGCCACATTTCCACCAGATCCGCCCAGCGCGGCCCAAGGCCGATCTGGTAGTACAGGCAGTTGATGTGGTAGCCGCGGCGCCTCACGCCAGGGTTCTCCGGCACCCAGCGACCGGCGCGGATCATCTCGGTCTTGTGGTGCTCTTCGATGTGGCTTCCGCACTCAGCGCACACGTACACCACCCCCGTCACCACGCCGTTGACACGCGGCCCCCACCTCAGACCGGACCACTGCAGCGGCTGCTCGTGGCCACAGTGCGGGCACGGCACATAGTAGCGGCGCTGGTCACTCTTTTCGTACAGCGCCTCGATCCGGCTCAGACCCTTGATCGTCGGCGTGCTGATGTACAGGCGCTTGTAGGTGGCCGGAAATGCGCTCGTTCGCCCTTCAAGCATGTCCACCGGATCGTCGCCGGAGATGATGCTGGCCGCGAACTCGTCCAGCTCATCGACGATGAGCGTGCGGACCGTTGTTGACTTCAGGCGCTGCGGGCTGCCGGCATGCTCGATGTACAGCTGGCCACCAGCGAAGTCCTTGAACTCCCGACGGTTGGCCCCGTCGCGGCTGGCGGTGCTGGTCAGCGCATCGCGCACGACCTTCGTTTCCTCGATCATCGGGTTGAGCTTCTGGGCCACCCACTTGCCCATCGAGACCTCACCTGGCAGCGTCACCATCACCGGCCCGGGATCGTGATCCATGACGTAGCCGACGGCATTGATTGCCACTTCGGTCTTGCCAAACTGGATCGGGAACTTCAGCGCCACGTCCTTGACCTGACTGCGCGCACTCATGCAGTCCATCGGCTCGCGCAGCGGCGGGTTGGCGTCCGTCTGCCATTGCCCATGCCGGGCACTGCCTTTCGATGACAGGCGCCGGTTCAGATCCGCCCACTGGCTCACCGTCAAAGGCTTGCGGGGCGCCAGTGCCCGCGCCATGGCTTCAATCAGAATGCTGGCCGGCGCGTATGGCGCGGGTTCGAGCTCGAAGTCACGCGCGCCCATCACCCACCTCCAGCAGCTTGCTTATCTGGTGCGCCAGCTCCGCCAGCGTGGATTCGATCTCGCTGGCCAGCACAGCCCTCACCCTCGCCTCGTCCTGGACCACCGCCAGCTGGGGCGCCAGTGTGTCCGGCAGCCGCTCCAGCCGGGTGCGCAGGCCGGCGCCTGCAGCCGACACCACCGCGCGCACCTCGTCGGCACGCATGAGCAGCCCGCACTTTTCCTCGTACTCGAGTCTGGCCATTTCGGCCTGGTAGTGCTCGCGCTTGTCCTTCGCATCAGCGAATGCGGGAGTCACCGCGGCGTCGTTGGCCCGCTCCCTTGCCCCGGTGCTCTCCACCAGCAGCGCCTTGGTGGCCGCCACGTCAATCCGGTCAGCGTTCTCGCCCTCTCCCATCACCAGGCGCCCCTGGTGCCCCAGCTTCGTCACATAGGACTTGGCCACGCCGATGTGGGCAGCGAACTCCGAGCGCGTCATGTATGGCTTGAACGGTGTCAGGCTCACTTCTGGCCCTCCTGCGCGTCCTCGGGCAGCAGCGCACCCAACCCCCTGGCGCAGTGCGATTCGTCGCCCATGAGCGTAATTTGCATGGCTCGCAGGCCGGGAAATAGGTCCTGCGCCTGCAACTGCTTCACCAGGTCATGCAACTCCGGCCAGTGACGCACCACCTGCTGGAACTGCGCAGCGTTATCTGGGGTGCACCTGATGGTTCGCTCTGCCATATCACCCTCGGAAAAGCCGGTGTGCAGGGTGTGCATGCCTGAGTGCATACGGGAAAACACCAACCTGCACGCTGTAACCCATTGATCTGTCGTCAAATTTTTCATGTGTGCAGGGTGTGCAGGGTATAGATCACGTGCGCGTGAGTTCGCACCACTGCACTGCACCACGCACCGCGTGACGTTTACCCGCGTGCGTGCGCACGTAGGAGCCTGCACACCCTGCACACTCGCGGCAAACCCGCGCCGTTGCTGGCTTTCACGCGTGCAACCCACCTTGCACACTGCCCTGCACACCCTGCACGGAACCGGCCGCACGCTCATGCGCCACCTCCGGAGCCCAGGTCTTCGCGGCGCCACAGCTTCACCGACTCGGCAAAGTTGTCGACTGCCTCGCTCAGCTCATCCAGCGACATCGCCGGGTCCACGCCAGCCGGGAAGACGATCGTGCTCTGCCTGGTGCTGGGACCTCCCTGCAGCTTGTGCCGGCGGCGTTCCTTCACGCCCTTGCAGCGCTTGACGGCCTCGGCCACGAACATGCCCAGCGACGGGCCCTTGGCGCCGTTCTTGTGGCACCAGTGCCGGAAGGCTTCGTACAGATCCTCGCTGCGGCAGGCCGTCAGCGGCAGCGGCAGCATGCGCTCCATCCATTCGTTGACGAAGCGCTCGGAGCTGCCCAGGCTCGCATCGATCAGATCAGCCTTTGCCTTCGTCATGGGCGGCAGAGTCCATGGCTTGAAGTCGCCGAGAGGCACCTTGAGCAGGTAGTCGTGCAGCGCCTCGATCCCACCGTTCTCGAGCTCTATGCGGACCGTCTCATAGAACGCCGGGTCCATTTTTTCCGGCGTCCAGACCACCATGTAGCGGCGGTCGTCGCGCTCGAGCACTGCCGGCATGACCTCGTTGGACAGGAAGATCATGTTGACGTGGTTCTTCTCTTCGTAGGCGCCCACGTTCTTCGGGTTGATGCGAATCGTGTCCCCCGTCACCAGCCCCTTGAGCTTGTTCTTGATGTGGTACAGCTCCTGGCGCGCCACCACCTCGTCGGCGATCAGCAGCAGCTTGCGGCTGGCCCAGTCGTTGAACTTGTCCTCCACCGCCGCCTGGTCGATGATGCGGCCGTACTCTCCATAGATGGCCGTGACCGCCTCGAAAAACATGTTCTTGCCGGTGCCCTGCGGCCCATGAAAGACCAGCGCGGTCTTCATCTTCGTGCCCGGGTACTGGATCGGATAGGCCAGCCACCGCAGCACCCACTGGTACACCTCGTCGCTGTTCTTTTCGGCGCTGCACAGGTAGTGCAGCAATTCGAGCAGCGTGGAGCAGTCACCCTCCCGCGGCGTGGTGGGCCAGCCTCCCCAGAGGTTGCACTTGACCTGCGGATCGGTGCCGGCCGGGTCAAAACCCACTTCGGACACCCGCACAATCGACTTGCTGCTGGACTCCATCCAGGCGCGGTGCGTCATGCGGCTGGTGCACAGGTTGCGCATCGAGCTCAGCGGCACCAGCTTGTGCTCCTGGGCGTCGAACACCGTTTCCGAGATCTCGTACACGAGGCTGAAACGCTGCAGCAGCTCATCGACCGTCTCGATCGGGCGCAGAGAGCCGTCACCACCGTCATCCCCGCCCCCCTGGGCGCGTGTCGACGGCGCGACCGCCTGGCCGAGCCAGCCCAGTTGCCGGAGCTTGGTCTCGATCTGTGCTCGCACGACGTGCACACCTTCCCGGTCGTGCAGGTCGTTGAAGTCGGTGATTTTCTTGCCCTCGCGGTCCTTGGCGAACGTCGGCGCCATCCAGGCACCGCCCACTGCCAGCGCCGCCGCCTGGGCCTTGCTGATGCCCGGGTTACCTTCGGTCAGGTAGTCGTCATCGGCCAGGACGAGGATCTTCACCCCCTTGTACCGCTTGGCCAGCGCCTGGGCCACCGGCAGCAGGTTACCGGCGTCGAAGGCTACGGCCACCGGCCAGCCGCTGGCCTCGTAGGCGCTGGCGCAGGTCGCGTAGCCCTCGCCCACCAGCATGATGGTGGTGGGCTGAGGGCCGATGTGGAAATAGTGCCCGGTCTTGGCCAGGCCGGCCGGCCAGAAATCCTTGTCGCGGCCGTTGCGCTTCTGCGCGTGGATGAACTGCAGGCCGTGGATCCGCCCGGTCGTGTCCAGCATCGGGATCACCACCGCGCCCTTGGGCGAGTAGCGCACGCCGTGACCCTGGACGCCCTTGCGGTGCAGGTAGGCTGCGTCCCCTTCCTTGGCGCACATCTCCCACACCTTCTGCGCCCGCAGCGCGGCGCGCGCGGCTTCGGCCTGGCGGCGCTTCTCGGCAGCCCGCAGGTCCGCAGCGATGCGTGCCTTGAGCGCGGCGCGCTGATCGCTGGTCAGGGTCTGCTTGCGCAGCTCTACCTTCTGCGCGTTATTCTCGGTTCCGCGCCAGACCCCGAACGAGCCCACCAGCACCACATCACCACTGTCCAGCGTCAGCTCATGCAGGTTGTACCAGCCACGCCGCTCCCTGTCGCCGTCCACCTTGCAGCGGCGCAGGCGCCCCACTTCCAGGTGCTCGACCACCAGACCGACCGAGCGCATCTGGCCCAGCACGTCTTCGTAGTTGGACCAGTTCACTTTGCTTGACTCCCACTA